GCAATATTTTGTGAACTTACTGATATATTTCCATCGGATGAGTTTAATGATATATTTGCAGCACCAGACCTTGATATAGATGAAGCATTTACATTCCAGCCACCAATAACAGCGCTTCTTGTAGTAAATAAACCATCTTCTGATCTTATTGTTGTTATATCTCTTGTTGTTGATGAGTTAAAGGTTAGGCCATCTTTGTTTAATATAAAACCAGTTCCTGTAATCAATATAACTGATCCAACTGAATCAGTAACTAAAGCATTAGTTGTATTAGCAACAGTAAACGTGTTTGATGTCCTTGCTGTTATTTTAAACTTGCCGTTGTACCCTGCTGGCAAAAGTCCAGAAATAAGGATATCATCTCCAACTACATATTCATGGTTAGCAGTTGTTCTATAGGTTGCTGCTGTTGCTGTATAGGTAACTTGATCTATAGAAAATACTGTTGGTGGCGTAATAAATGATTGAAGAGATCCTCCTCCAGCAATTGTAACGTTTCCACTAAATGTTCCTTTTCTTGCAGAAATATTTCCATCAATTACAAAATCAGAACCGCTCCAGTCAATATAGTTTGAATTTTCTCCACCAACCCTTATTGAAGCTGATTGATCTGAATCAATGCGCCAGTAGTTATACGGATTAAACCTTAATCCACGTTGTGATGGACCAGAGTCTTGAATTCCATATCCAAATCTAAAAGCTGTGCTGTCTAAATCAGATGCATTTGCTTTTGCTTGAAAATATCCAGAAACATTTACTTTTTCACTTGCAATGTATGGAGTTCCACCTATTTGAACATTATTTCCAGCAAAGTAATTTGAAGAAAGATTATTGTACTGATCATATGTTGCAACCGCAATCTCATATTCTGCCCCAAGGCTTAGTCCAGTTAACCTATAAGATGTTGCGTCTCCAATTGAGTCTGCAGTTGAATATTTTGAAACTGGATCTGTAACTGGTCTATACCTTATTCTGTATCCACGTATATCTCCAGCTGTTATTGGGCTCCATGAAAGGTCAATATATCCATTAAATCCAACTACTCCTGTAGAATCTATTCCACCTGATGTCTCAAGTGATGTAACATCTGGTGGCCCCTCATTGTCTGCACCTACAGAACTTGTTGGTGTTACTTTTTGAGCAGCAGAAAAAGCTGTGTATATTCCAGCATCTGAAGAAAATCTTGCCTTTACCCACCTTTGATTTGTTCCATCAGGGATTATGTTTGCTGGGTTTAATGATCCAAAATAAGTTCTGATATATGTAACACCTGTTGGCTCTGTTAAATCTGTAGACTCATATTCAACTACATCAATAGCATCATAAACATCTTCAGCTGGAGTTGTGTATGAAACACTATAGCCACCTTGAATTGGTTTAACATCAATAACTGGTATTGGCAAACTTAAAACATATTCTGGAACTGTGGAAGCACAAATTGTATTACTTATGTTATTAAGTGGATCTGCGGTTAGTACGCAGACTGCAGAAAAACTTGTTCTAAACACATTAAACATTGATGTAATTATAGACTTTGTTACTGTTATAGTTTGTCTAGTTTGTGTTGTGTTTGGTATAAAGATATTAGACTGCGATCTTTTTGTTACTCCACCTGAAGTTAGTTGTACAATAAACTGTGACACAGAATCATTAACATCATTAGCATAATCCCAGTCAAAGCTTATAACTAAATCATTTCCAACCCAAGCTACAGAAACATTTGTTGGGTCAGTTGGAACAACAATTACTGGTCCAGAACCACCAGGATATGTCTTGGGAGGTTTATTTCCTCCACGTGGAATAGTTATGCTACCAAAATCTGGAGGCAGTGGCGCAGGTGGAGTTCTTCCAGCAGGGTTGTTTAGATTTCTACCGCCACCTATTAATGCTTTTCCATCAAGACCAACAATATCAATTTCAGCACCTTGTCGTGCTTTTGTCTGTCCTATTTTACCTGGCTTTAGTCGTGGATCATCAACACCAATTGGTACCGTTTGATTTTTACCAACGGACTTACCACTTGTATATTTTGACTTCACGTTGGCCTCTTAATTACTTTGGCCCTATTGCCATCCAGTTTACAAAAAAAGTTCCAGTTATTGCGATTCCATCACTGTTAGTGCTATTTGGATTAGTTACTCTGTATGTAAAACCCTCTTGTGTTACAGCAACAACAGTTACTACAATATGAGAATTCCACTTTACTTTAGTAGATTGTGTATTCTGTAGTGTTGCAGTAACTATTGGAGGTGCGTCAAATGATGATGCTCCCGATACGTCGTCTGCAAAAACAACATCGCCATAGTATACCTGTGGCACATTGTTTGTAGCTGAATCAAAGGTAATTCCTGGTAACTCTGGATTAAACTTGTTCTTACCAAAAACAATCTTTTGTGATCCTGGGTCATACTCATGAGATAAGTCAGACTCACCTTGCCAGTTTGTCTCGCCTGTACCCTGAATTCCAAAATTATTGGTAATTGCGGTGATGCTATCGCTATGCTGATTAACAACATTAATAACTTGCTGCCATGCAGCAACGTCTATTACGTTTGGATCTGATATTTTAATGTATGACATTATAATCTCCTAGATTTCAATTATACCACAGCCATCCTTCTAATCTAATCTATTCATCTTGATAGATGTTGAAAGCCCAGAATCAAATGAGTGTGATACTGACTGAACCATGTATCTTTGGCTGCTAATACCATTTAGTGAGTAGGTTAGTCCCACTATGTCTCCTACTTGAATTAGTGGGTTGCCGAAGATATTTAAAGTTACCGTTTTTGAAAATCCATCCAGACCCATCTCAACAATCTTGAGCATTTTATATGCTGCCTCTTTTGATTGAATCCACTCAGAGTCTAACTGAAGAACTTCTGACATGTTGGATTGGTCAACAACCTTTTCAATAATCTCTGGATCTGATGGAGCCACAACTTCATGTGTCCACAAGTTAAAGTTAATAGTGAATTGATTAATCTCATCAGATTCTTTGCGTAAGAAAACCATATGAGGAGAATTGTTGGCTACTGCTATCTTTGCTCTAAACCCAGTATTGATAGGAGTTGAGTATGCCAAAGAGTATTCATCAATAATCTTCTTTTGATAATTTTTTTGATCTTCTGGTTCATTTCCTGGGAAGTAGTACCACATATATTCAATTGGCAAAACATCAACAGACACTGCAGCTGGAGTTGTATATTGAACATCATACACATTGATTCCTGAAATTTCTGGTGTTGTCTGCATAATATAACTTGGAGACAAGTTGGCTAGGCTTTGGTTTTGTATTAAACCATTTAAAAATTCTCTGTCTTGGTAAAAATAACTTACACTTCTTTCCTTTAAAGGCTTCTTGGTTGCATGTATTTCTCTTAAAGATGATGCATGATTTGAATCAGAGGGTGGGAACTGTAGTGGTGGCTCTAAACCATCTATTGCATTAGGAGCTGAAGATGATACAAATCCAAACTTTGTGTCAAGAACCATGTCATTTGCTACAGATGGTTTTCTTCTCATTCCAGTTAATGGATTAATGCTTGTTGGCTTATATCCTGTTGCACCTGTATCAGGGTCTGATGGGTCTCCAGGAACTTGCCAGCTACTAATCTCAACATTATTTAAAAAGACAGAAAGAATATTCTTGCTTATTTCTGCTGTTCCGTCTTCACCGTCTGATCCGTCAGAAATATATCTAACAACCTTTAGGTTAAATGCGTTATCAGTTACATAGTCGTACTGATATTTATTATCAACCTTGGTTTTATTAATTATTTTAGCAAAATTATTTGTTATGCTCTGACATTCTCCAGTTACATCAGACCAAGCAACTATATATCCATCAGTACGAATTGTAAGGGCATACCTATATCTTGGTGGATCATATAAGGTAACGGTTCCTGGTACTAAAACATTGTACTTAATCAGTTCAACAAAGTATGCCCAGTCAGTTGATTCTTCATCCTTCATATTAAAAAATAAACCTGCTGTTGTTACAGCTTGATCTGGCATGTCAAACTTAACAGAATATGTTTGATATCCTATATCAAGCGCATCTGTTGGATATATTAAGGTCTTATTAGTTCCAAATGTTTCAACTCTAATTTTATCAATGCTTGGCAAGCTATCAGTTATTTCACCATTACTTGTTTTACTGTTAATTATAGAAGCATCATTAGATGCTGACACATCAGTGTAATAATAATTTATAGATTTTTCGGAAAGGCTTTTGCTTGCTAACGAATCTATTCTAGCATGTTCTGCTGGGGCAGTACCAAACATTCCACGTTTTACGTTTGTTATTTTTCCAGTTGGTGTTATTAAAATGTCTGATGTAGAGGCAGTAAATGCAGAACCTGACTTAGTTACTGGGTCAAGAGAGTGAGATGTAGTAAGTATTAAAAAGCTAGTTGCATCTGCATCAAGCACTGTTCCAGATAAATTAAACTGAGTTGGAACCATACCGCTAATGTTAACCCTATCACCAACAGCAAAATCATTTTCTGCATAGTATGTGTTTATTACTCCATCTCCTTCTGCATCAGTAACTATTGCAGACTTTTGATTTAGACCAACACCGTACTGCTTAACAAACCTATTGATTTCTGAAGATAGCTCAAGGTTATTTTTTACCGAAACCTTTTCTGAAAGATTGGAGCTCATGTTTGTAATTTCGTACTCTTTGTAAACAAAAGAAACAATCTCATTTTCAATAGCTGCATAGCCCTCATTATTCATGTTGAACGTGTGAAAAATATCTAACAAGTCGTTATTGTTGATCTGAAACACGTTTGTATCTTCTGACATGTCCGCATTAAGATAGTTAAATCCAACAGAATCCAAGGTCTGCTGCTGCCACACCACATCATTTGAAGTTGTATAAATAAATGATGGAGAGTTTTTAATTTCTAGGTTTGTAACATTTTGTAGCGATGGCGATTGTTTAATTTTAGGTGTCTGATATCTTAGGGATATTTTTCCTGGCTTAGCGTTATTGGATATTGAAAATCCACCTTCTAAAATATTTGAGTCTGAGATACTGAGTGATGTTGTTGTTGAAGACAGGATATCCTGCAAACTTAAAAACTTCATAATTCCATACTCATCAATATATGCGCCTATTTGATATGCAACAAAGATTTGGCTTAAAGCATCTAAAACTGTTGTATCCTTTGAGTTACAGTAGTAATAGGATAGGTCTAATGGTGCTGACTTATTATTACATATTCTATATAAAGAGTCATAGTCATAGTCTGTAAAACCAGCAAGATCTAATATGTTTGTTATTACTTCAAATACAGTCTTTAGACTTGCTACATAGTCTGGTACTGGTGTTGACTGCAAATACCGTGAAATATCAAAGCACTGAACGCTTATGTCGCTAATATCATTTTCTTCCCAAGTATCTGAATAGAATATACCCCCTGGAATGTATGTGCCTGATGTTGTTACGCTGCCAGGTGATGCATAATCAATAAGGTTAAAGTTAACGTAAAACTTAATATTTTTTCTTAAAATATTTGCTAATATACTAGATGCTTGATTGCTTTGACTAGAAAAAATGGGAACCAGTGTTGATCCACTCATTGCTGGTATACCTGACAGGCTAATTCTTGCATCATTTGTATTAATTGAAGAAATTGGAAGAGCAGTTCCTCCAGCATCTAAAGACTTATCTATGCTTATATTTTGTACAAAATCTGAAAGGTCTATTTCAAGTCTTGGAGAAACTTCTATTAAGTGCATTCTTTTTAGATCTAAAGATATATTAGAGTTGGCATTTGATACTCCAGTTATTCCAGAAAGTGCAGAATTTGCTTGGCTTGATGTTTGAGTTACCGTAATCTTTTTTAAATTTGTTGAAATAGACAATGCCCCAGCTGAATCAAACTTTGGCATAACTGACCATTTACTTGTACTCCAAGCAGATCCTGTCCAATATAAAACTACAACTCCGCTACTACCAACAACTACTGACTGAGAACTTGTTGACTCAGTTCCATTGACAACAGCAGTTATAGAGATGCTCACCGTTGGAACAGTCATTAATGTATTAAACTTTAAAACAATTTTATTTGTAGGAATTATTTTTTCATATACAGCAGTGATGCTTCTTGAGTTTGAGTCCGAAACAAAGTATTTATATGGTGCGATGTCAGACGGTAGCGCTGTCTTTATGTTTGGTATTGTTGATGCTGCAAGAAAAAACTTTGGGTTTTGTAGTATACAACTTACTGGAGAATACTTGTTTCCAAAAAATCCTCCAGTTGAAGACTCAGTGCTTAAAAGTTTAGAAGCTATTCTTCTATAGTTAGATGGAAAAGAATACTTTGAGTCTCCAGACGAAACATATGATTCTCCTGGTCTGAAGTATGTAAATGCACTTTCGGTTGGAAATAAAGAATGATTGTAAAAATCAAACGCTGTTGTCTCATATACTTCTGGCAACGTATAGCGAACTGTTGCAGTGAGATCATCTGCATCAGCACCGCTAATTGTGTTGGCTGTTATTTTATAAACAAAAGAAGATATTGTATCTAGGCTTCCAGAAGATCCTATGTATGTAACAGCCTTTGTCCAGCCAAGTGAATCAACATCTATATTTTCTGTACCGTACTGAGTATCTGATCCTTTTGCAGATGCTGTAACCATAACTGGAGTTGCTCTGTTTGTTTTTACATAAGTTACTATTTTATATGCTTTTCCAGACAATCCAGAGAATGTATACGAAACTGATCCAGTACCGCCTGACATTGTAAATTTTTTGGTTGTAAAGTTTTCTTTTGATTCTGCTGTTGTGGCATTTGTATCAGTTCCAGATGTTGGAGATATCTTTGTGCCTGTTCCAGCAGTGGTAATATATGGCTGATTAAATAAGTTATGATTCCATTCAGCAGAAACTACTGGTACTAATGTTATTGAGTTTGATCCTGTAAATACTGATGAGAGTTCGCTACTGAGCATTATATCTCCGTAAACTCAATACTCATATCAACATAGTCTGAAAGGTTTGTTCTGTTAATTATTGTTTTAGAAAAATCAGTCATAAAAACAGTGTATCTTTTTGCTCCAGTTTCAGTTGATCCACTATTAAGCGCTGTTTGTGCTGTGGTAAATGTTCCAGATGGTAGCGATCCTGCAGAAGAATCTGTAGCAAGTTCTGACGCTACAACCTTTATGTATATTGGTACTCCTGCATTTGATTGATAAAAAGATTCAAGCCAAGCAGCTGCATTAAAACCGTCAGCAGATTCAGAAGTTTTTGATGGTACATATTTCCATGATACTGATATTTTTCTTTTCTTGGCAACAACATATTTTCTCATTGTTCCATTAGCCATGCGTGACTGAGACTCAATTAGTTCTGTTGAAATCTGAATAGGCTCTCTATTATGGTCTGTAATGCTTTGCCAGCTATTATCTGCACCAGTCAAAGAAACCTGTATTCCTGCACCAATTGTATATGCCATTAGATGCTAACCTTGTTAGACTTATTATTCTTGTTAATCTCAACCTTTAGTCGTCTCATAACTTCGTTTGCAACACCCTCTGGGCTTGCATTGTTACTTGTAATAGGCATATTTATATTATACACTGTACCGCCAGAATTTGTGCTAATGTCTGCAGTTCCATTATTTACCGCATTCATTGCAGCAACTCCATAGTCCTTAACAGATGATGCCTTTACAACAAACTCTCCATTTGATACACGAATTGATCCTCCACCTGCATATCCAAGTGTTGCTCTAATGGAGTCAGATCGTCCTGTTCCAGGGCCCTTGATAAGGCCACCATTGGCCTTCTTAGGCAGTTTTGCCTTCTCAACGCTAGTTAGCTTAGACCCATCTTTAATCTCAGTTACTCTTGCTCTTAGAGCATCAATTTCAGCATCCTTTTTTCTTAACTCTGTCTCTTTATTAAATTCCATTTGTACATTTCTTGACTGTTGACCAAGCATTGCTGCCTCTATGTAGTTTCCAGAAATTTTAGCTTGTACTGCCTGACTAGCCAGATCTTGAAGCTTCATCTGTAAATCAATCTGTCTTTGAACCTCTTCGTTTGCTGCTTTTTGTGCATCACGCTTAGCTTCTAGTTTATTAATCTCTTTTTCTAGCAGCTTAATGTATTGTTCTTCAGCAGTTAGTTTATCTTTGCCCTTGCCTGTTCCATCATCTGGGCTTTGATAATCTTTTACATTTGCTCCTCCACTGCTACTTGTCAGCTTTCCAAGTGCTTTTCTTGCTGCATCTCTTGCAGCATTAAAGCTCTTTATAACCTTTTCAGCATTATAAACTCTTATAGCATCATCTGGACCTGCAACTGTTGTATTTTGAAGTATAAGCATGGCCTCAATTGCTCCAGATAGTGCACCAGTTAATCCTAGGGCTTGGGCTTCCATAATAGCTAACTTGTTACCTGTTCCAGTTATTCCTTGTGCAGCTTTTTGCAAGTTCTTTGGAAGGACCTTCATCATTTCATTTAATAAAATAGTCTGTTCTGGTTTTGGCATTGTTGCAATAGCAGAACTAATTCTTGCAAATCCCTGAGCAAATTGTTCTGCAGAGATTGTTCCATTTTCTAGCTGTGCTCTTAATCCATTTATAAATCCATTAGCAGCATCAGCAGCTAGCTTAATATTTTGCTTAGCTCCTTCTGCATACTGAGTAATAACCCCATTAGCTCCTCTTTGAGAGCTAACAAATATCTGACTAATTCCAGCATCTATATCTTTAAGTATAGCTGTGAAATTTTTATCAAAATTTAAAATTCCTTTATCTGTTGATAGATCAATGTTAGCAAAATCAAACTTAAAGTCTGTTTTACCAGACTCTTCTTGCAAAGCCTTTATAATTAAATCTATTTGCTCTTTAGCAAATCCAGAACCACGAAGCTGAATAGCAATAGAGTCAAATACTAGCTTAGCTTGCTCACTAGTTCCCTTTCTTAATGACTCAATGTCTTTCTTAAAGTCTTTTTGGAATGCTTCATTTGTTTGAAGTGAATCAATTGCAGACTGCTCCTGTGAATTGGATCCCGTTGTCGTTGCATTATCTCTAGAAAGAAAATCAATCTTAGTAGGAACTACGCCAAAGAAGTCTCCAAGTGTTTTTAACTTCTTTTCAGATACTGTTGCTGCGTCTCCAAGACCTTCAACAGCAACACGCTCACGCTCTTTTGCTGCATTAAGAAGTTTAACTATACCCACTGTTGCTGCTAACCCTAAAGCTACTAACTTAAATGGTCCTGGTAGAAGACCTAGCACCATCTTTAGTGCTTGGAATCCAAATACCGCTGGCATAATCTTTTGTGCAAGCTCTCCCATTTTGCCAGGTAAGAATGCTGCTGCTATCAATGCAGAGTTTCCTGCCATGCCAACTGCTGCTCCACGTCCTGCAAACTTAGATCCAACATTTGCTGCTGCACCCTTAGCCTTTGACATTCTAGATTGTTTTTCAGGAGTTGTCATTGGAAGGAATACTGTTCCAGCTGGTGCATTTGGACCAATTCCAGCAGGACCCTGTGCTCTAGATGCTTTTCCAGATTTTGTTCCAGAAACAACAGCATTTCCAAGGACTTGTCCTGCTTTGTTAGCATCTTTCTTTTTAGACTTTACACCATCTGCTAAACTTTTTCCTGCATTTGCTCCTGCATCACTCATCTCTTTGGATGGAGATGAAATACGAAGAGCTGATCTTGCACCACTAATAAGTGCAGATGTAGCTGATTCAACTAAACTTTTTCCTTTAAGAGCAAAGTCTTTTGCTACCAAAGCTGATATCTGAACAGCGCCACGTCCACCGTAAGCTGCCTGTCTTTCTCCTGCTTTTTGATTTAAGAAGCTAACTTTATTTGAGCTTCTTGGTCTTCCAGTGGCAGTGTCTCTAGCAACTCCTCCGCCTGTTCCTGCAGGTGCAACAACAAACTCACCAGTTCCTGACTTTATCATAGCTGCTAAATATTTACGCTTTGCTTCTAATATTTGCTTTTCTGTTGTTATTCCAGACTGCTTAAGTTTTGCTAATTCAGTGTCTACTTTTGAAAGTCTTTCATCAGCAATCATGCCTGCTTGCTCTACAGTAATTCTCTTACCGTCAATTTTAATTCTAGCATCTGCCAGCAATCCTTCAGTAATTGCTTGCTTAGCATTTGCTCTCATATAGTCAATTCTTGATTTAGTTGCGCCGTTTGAGTCTTGTAGTAAAGCTCTTGCAGTTGCACCTTCTTTAGCTAACTGCTCAAGTTCTACTGTATGCTTTTGTGTTGAAACTTTATTTTCTCTCAAAGCTACAGCTGCTTGATCCCCTGCTTCGGCCAAAGCATCTAGTGTAAAAGGCTCTCCCTTAACACCAATTGCATTAAACATTGTATTTCTTGAACCTGTGCCAAGAGTTGTTGTACCACCAAAGGATCTTCCCCCAGCTAGTACAGCATTATCATCTTGTACTGCACCAACCAACTCTTCTTGGCTCTTTACTAAATCATATCCTTCGCCATCTACTTTATTTGTAAGCTTAAGTACTGTTGTTGAAAATCCCTTTAGTTCATCTCCAACTAATCTAATTGTTCTTGCAAGTTCGCTTGGTGCTGTAACATCAAAGTGAGATGCTACTGCAGATGTAGAGGTATTTGTAACAAACCTAGATCCCAAACCTTCTGCATATCCAGGTATATTGTCAGCAATCATTCCATTAATAAGACCAGCGTACTTCTTGCTCATCTTGGTTGGAATTACTGTTTCTCCTGGCATTAGTAATGCTAGTTCTGAATCTTGATTTCCTGTACCGCCAACTACCGCAGGCTTACCCTTTGCTCTCTTCTTGATTGGGCCACGGCCTATAGGAATGGCTGTTGGCATAAAGTTTCTTTGCGCTGCAATTGCTCTAGTGTATGCTCCAGTTAGCTTGTCTACTGATGCTGCTTCCGCTGTAAATGTTTGTGCAAGATTTCTATGAATTTGATCAAGAGATGCTGCTACTGCTGCTGCATTTCTTTGTTCAAGAGTCATGTACTTAACTTCAGTGCCAAGAGTTGCAGATGACTGACCAGTTTTATTAAAGAGGGTCTTCATTGCTGTAAAGCCCTTAATTATATTTGCAACACCGTTTGCAAGCAAACCGAATGTCATTAATAAGATTGGTCCTAGACCAGCAATAGCTGTTGTTGCAATAACTATTGCTTTCTTTGTTCCATCTCCAAGATTATTAAATCTATCTAATATGTTTGAAACAAATTCAGCAATTGGTGTTACTGCCTTCAAAAACTCTTCACCTACTGGAACCAATGAAAGCTTTAGATTTTCAACAGCACCCTTAAATTTATTCATAGCCGATTCTGAAGTCATGCCTAATTCTTTTTCAGACAGAGATGCTAGTTCTTGAACAGATGCACCAGCTAGGTCAAGAACACGTGCTGCCTGTGTACCATCTTTGGTAACGTTGGCAAAAAGTGTAGATAAACGAGCAAACTGGAACTTACCAAACATTTGCTCAATAACCTGAGCTCTATTTAGTGGATCAAGTTGATTTAAAGCTGTAGCAAACTCAACAACAGTTGCCTTAAGGTTTCCTCTATTATCTTCTACAATCTTTTTTGCATTGATTCCAAAAGCTAAAAGCATATCGTTTGCTTTTCCAGTTGGATTAATTAAAGATCCAAGACCAGACTTTAATGCGTTAGCCCCTTCTGATGCATTAATTCCACCTTCTTTCATTGCAGTCATAAAGAATGCTAAATCTTTAAGATCTCCACCAAGTTGTTCAACTACTGGTGCAGCTTTTGGAATTGCAGTTGACATATCATCAAGAGATAGAACAGTCTGGTTTTCTACTGCGTTAAGAAAATCAATTGATTCTGCAAGCTTTTCAGAAGACATTGAGAAAGCATTTTGTAAAGCAATTGTTGTTTCAAGAGCTTTTTGACTATCTACTTGTCCAAGAATAGAAAGCTTAGTTGCTGCAGTTGTTTGTCTTTGAAGATCTAACCCCTGAAAACCTGCTGCTGCAGCTTCTGCTGCAAGTCCAACTGTTTGAGAAACAGCAACACCATACTTAGTAAACTGCTTTCCAAGTTCTGTTATTCCTTCTAGTGCTGCTTGGGTTTCTGATGCTGGTGTAAATAAATCTCCGTATACCTTCTTAAAACGAATAGCCTGAGTTTCCATATCCATAAAAGTTTTTGATGCTGCTGCACCAACACTTATTAATGGAAGTGTAAAACCAACCATAAGCTGACGACCAGCCCACTGTGTATTCTTACCAAAGTTAAGTAGGTTTGTAGAGCCTTGCTTTAAAAGCTGATTAAGTAATGCTTGCTTTTCAGAAGCAATCATTGTCTTTGTTGCAAGATCATTCATGTCAAGAGACAGAGGTCTTACAGCAATTGCCTTCATAGCACCGTTTGCATCACGGCCCATCTTGATGTATTGTGTCTGAAGGTCTTTTACGTTTTCTCTAGCAACCTTGTTTATTGTCTCAAATTCAGACTTAAACAATCTACCAAAAGTTTTTGATGCTCCACCAGCATACCTAAAGTATTCTCCAAGTGAGAACTTATTCTTCTCTAAAGAATTTGTGAACGACTCAGTGGTTGTTCTGATTGTTTTCATCTGGGCAGAGAACTTGCCCGTAGCATTAATTGAGTTAATTAAGCCTTGCTGCATTTGAGCAGTAACTGCATTAGCTGCAGCTCCGCCCTTTGCCATTGATGTATGAAAGGCTGATATCTGTCTCTGTAAGTTTTTGATATTCGCCAGTGCTTCAGCAGTATCAATACTTACCTTAATATTGGACTGAGCATCAGCCATTCATTACACCTCTTTATTTAATTATTTACTCATCTGCATTGCTGGCAAAGAGTGTTGCTGCTTCAGAAATTGGAACTCCTGATGCTACTTCAACAATCTTATACACAGTAGGCAAATCAATATTTTCTTCCAGAGCAGCAATATCTGATGCTAGTTCTGGCTTGTATTGCTCCATTGCGATTAGTACACATTCCATAAGCAGATTAATTGACTTTTCGTTATCATCTACTACCTCTGCAATACCCTCAAACTTTTTCATAAACTTTCGTAAAAGTGAAATCTTAAGCGGTCTTAGAGTAATTTCTGTACCATCAATTAGCTTAATCTGTTGTGCTTCATAAACAGTTGTTGCCATGTTGATCCCTCCCTAGGTTTACATTAATTATACCATGAGAGAGGGGTCTCTTGCGTCTTCATAATCAAGCCCTATACCAATTCCAAATCCTACCTTTTGAGCATTCTGACCTTGCAGTGCTAATATGTCATTACTATCATTTGTTGCGCCACCACTAAAGACTCTTGCCTTCATGTTTTCCCATTCTTTCTGACCACGATCTGAGTCATTTGAGTCTTCTAAATCAACACCTTGGATTGCTGCAAAAAACTTTTTTTCTTGATAGTCTAGATCTCTTTTGCTAGATATAATTGCTATTATTTCTGATAAAGATAATGACTCTTCTAGTTCAGAGTAGTCCTTCCATATACCCAACAAAAATACTTCAGACTCTAACTTGGCTAAATCAAAATCTTCCCAAGATGGGCCTGGATCCCCTTTTTGTGCTTGTGTCTTTACGTCTTCTTCTTTATTTTCACCAATTTTAATATTTCCAGCTATATCTAAAATTTCATGAACTGTTGGCAAATCAATGTTGTCTTCTAATTCTTCTATGCTTTTAGATAGTAGTGGATAATACTGTTTCATAGCAATTCTTGTGCATTCCAGCAAAACTATCATAGCTTCATCATCATTTGTGGTGTACTTAATCTTATCAAAAGCATCCATAAACTCTCTAAGGTACTTAATCTTAAGAGGCATAATCTCTATTTCTGTTCCGTCAAACAGATAAATATTTTTTGTTTTATAAATTGATGTAGCCATAGTATATTAAGTTTACCACAAAAACAACAAAGCCCACCTCGTTATGAGATGGGCTAAGTCGTATTATTAAGTTGTTATTATGATACTGGTACGAAGGTACGATCTACGATCTTACCGTATGAGCCAGAACCATCTTCTGGTAGTAGACGGAATGAAACTTCAAACATTGAAGCCTCGTCACGCTTTGCAGATACTGTTACATTCTCAATTGAGAGTGCACGGTATGCGGTGTATACACGCTCTACTGTAGTAGAGTTAGCACAGTCACCTGTTCCTGGACCAATTGCAACAATTCCTCGTTCAACTGGGCACTCACCGATTTGTCCAGCGGACAAGTTAAGAGAGCGTCCGTTTGAAGTTGACTTTGTACCTGTAAGCTGTTCGTCTCTGCCTGCTAAAGCAAGTAGAAGATTTTCTAGTGTTGCTTCTGCAAATGCTGTTGCAAGATTAACCTGCATTCCTTGCTTGTAAAGCTTTGCTACGTCAAGAAATTGATCAACCTGAACTTCACCGAAGTCTGGTTGGAACTGTATTTCAAGACCGTTCATTGTAAAACCAACATTATTGTATGTTGAATCGTTTTCCAATGTATCTTTAAAAGACTTTGCTGAATCAAAAGCCTCCAGCGTTGACGGAGTCAAAGTTGTGTCTGCAACAAAAAGTGCTGCTGCGCCAACGATAATGTTAGACGAAGTTCCACGATTATAGTTTGCCATTTATTTCACCTCTTTCTGTAAAAATAGATATTTAATTGTACGGCGTTGTGTTTCCTCAACTCAATTATAACATTGTTTTATAGGACTATTTTTGTGGCTGGCTTAGGCTCTGGTCTCCAGGTACTGGCCGTTAGGTCTGGCATCTGATGGTAGTCAAAGTCAATAATTATCTTGTTACCGCCATAGGTACGGGCTGTGCCAAAGTCTATAATATCTCTGGTCTCCTCAAGTTGATATACCTTGAAGTTATGGAAATAGAACTGATTTTCTAGATCCACTGTGCCTGTTGGGGTTGTTACACGTATCACTCTATTTGAACACCAGTCATTAATCTCTTCTGCTGTTTCATCAAATCTGTCCATAAGTCTAAGAACAGATTCCTGTATTGTAATCATTTTTTCTACTGGGTTTTCGCCTGTTGCATAAAAATAATAAAGCAACTGCTCACATTTAATATGTGGAAAACCTTTTCTATTCATCTTAATAAGTCTATCCCATGTAGCAGCAACACCTTGTGTACTTCTACCAAAATAATCAGTTAGGTCGTCTATAGTAGATGGAGTTGATGGGAAAAATGGAAATGTAGCATTTTCTTCTCCATTATCATTTTGAAATATTCCAGATATCTGTTCCTGCAGATATTTATTAATCCATAACACTGGAGTATTAAGAACCCCAGTTGATCCTATCCAAAGCTCTGCATACGCCATTATTTAATCCCCGCATTCGCTATCCATCTATAGCCTACTTGGTATCCCTTAGTTTTACCAGACGACTTTCCTGCTGACAGGTTCTTTCTGTATACATCTGCATTATTAAAGTATTGATAAATACCGCTTGTTTTTAAAAATGCTTGAGTAAAATATCTGGTAAAAAATGTGTCTACTACCTTTTGGAAAGAGCCAGTTGTTGCCCTTCCTCCAGGTGACTGTACTACAACCTCGCCTTTAGTAAAGACTGTTTCTCCGCCATCTTCAAAAACCAATACGTCTGATCTTTTTGGTCTTATGGTTACTGGAGTGCCTTCTTCCATTATTTTTGCCTTGTTATAAAAAGGTACTGATGAGCCATCTTTAATTGATGTTGATTGCTTAAATGTTGACACAAACGAAAGGCCAAGGTTGCTTATTGTATAGTTTATATCGTATAGACGTGCATCAGGACTTCCCACTTTAGACCATTCATATATATGGTGTAGTGCTTCTGGATTTACCCTGGCATTTGAGTCTATATATTGCTCTAATATTTCTTTTGTCATTACTCCAACATTATTTAAAAACTTGATTTTTCCTGCTTGTACTCCTTCTAAGAATCCAATTGAGTAGTTCATGATGTTCTTCATGTCTTTTTTAAAAGCAACGTCATTCATTATAACTTTCATTATAGGTCACTTGCCTGATTCTCTGATCTTCTCAAGACTACCTTATAGTACTCTACACTGCCAAAAGGACCAACTATAGCTTCAGTTGATGCTATTTCATATATAGTTGAGCGTCCGTTTCTTGGGCCAGAAGTTTCTAGGTATACATCTTCTTGTTGTGGTGTCCTTATGTTTGTTACGACTACGTTAGTTACTGAGTTTCTATTGTTTGATGAAGAGACTCTAAGGTCTGTCTTAGTTCTGCCTAACAATATGTTTTCTTTGGTTATATTAACATTGGGCTTAACATCTTCAGATGCTGATTGACCAGTAGGTGCAAAGTTGCAGGCAATTGATCTGTCAAGAATCCACTGCTTCTTTACGTTACCGTATGCTCCCTGATCTACTATTGGGTAGTAGACATCTGCAAGCATTGGGTATAAAAAGTCTGTTGGCTCGCATTGCATTAAAGAATACCTATTCTTGTTATGCTTTGCTTATACTTATCAAGGATTTTATCAACAAGCATGTTTCCAGTACCGTCCAAAACTGTCTTATCAAACTGAACTCTAAACTGCTCTGTGTTGTATGATGTTACATATCTCTTGTAATAATCTATTTTGCCACACTTAATATCCTCAATTAGCATTGATGCTGCTTCATATATGTCATGTGGAACAACCTTGTATCCTGTTTCAAGCAAGAACAGATAATCCCATCCTTCTGGGAAATGTGATCCAGTTGAGAATGTATATGCATTCTCACTATAATCTGTATCGTAAACATTAAATGAATCTGATGAAGCAGTACTAATAGTTGAACTCTTTTGCTCAGATCTATTGCCAATCATTCCTGCTTCTTCTGTATTTTTCATGATAGCAGTTTTATCTTTTGTTAATTCATATACCCATTCACCAAGAACAGGGGATTCTAAACTTGCATCATAAACTAATGCTGAATTTTCATATGCCTTTAAGATCTTGTAAGTTCTGTCCCAAATAGGAAGGTAATCCGTTCCTTGTCCAGTCTTATCAAGCCACTCAATCTTGTAGTAAAATCCACCAGTAATTGAGTCAATTATGGCTCTTGCAATTCTCTCATACTGTGCATACTCTGCAATCTCAGATGCTGTTGTTGCTAACTTAGATGGGTTTACATATGGTCTTTTTATTTCTAGGTTATCTTCAACAACAATTAAGTCTTGATCTTCTGTTAATCCCTCATATACAACTAAGTAGTAGCTGTCGTCATACTTAGTAAAATCCCCAGAAACCTCTATAGCAATTTTTGATTCTGAAGATGACTCCACTTCGTACTCTGCAAGTATGTCGTTTCTATCCTTGTCCTTGACATGTACTAGATGATCCGTGTTTGGCTCTGCAACGGTATACGTAACAAGGATAGGGTATGGTGGTAATCTTAAAGCTTCCATGGTTTACTTACCGTATGCTCTCTTCACTTCTTCTGGAGAGGCTGTACGTACAGACTTGTTTGTTATCCATTTATCAGCATTCTCCTTAGTGACTATGTTATACCCTACTGATAACTCTCCAACCCCATTCCAAAAAAGATTTCTGGATGAGTAGATTGCTACCTTTTCTTTTGGCTCTTGCTCACTAACTACTAACTTTGATGACTCTTTAGGAACAAAGCTAAAAATTACTTCTAAAATATCATTTTTTGTGCTTACCCCAAATAGGTCAATGTTATTTTTTTTAGCGTATGACTTTAACTCAAATACGGTTTTACTTTTTAATTCTTCTATCAATGACATATTGACCTCCACTGCTATTATATCAGAATATGACTAAGGGAGACAGTTTTTACGCTGTCTCCCCTTGTCGTTGTAATCAGAGATTATGATTCTGATGCTGCGTCTGCATAAGCGACTGCATCAAGCTCTTCCCACTGAAGACCGAAGCGGACGAATACTGTGTACTCAATTGTGTCCTTCTTTGGTTGGTATGTGCGGTTTACAGTGATATCTCGCTGGAATCCCCATACACGGTTTGAAGGGAATGTAAGATCTACATAGCCTGTTGGGTAGTATGGAACTTCCTGTACGTCAACACCAAGAACACGTGTTGTACGTGCTCCACCGAATGTCTGTGCTCCACCATCTAGGTAAGCCTGACGATTAGCTTGTGTTGATCCTGCGATCTGTCCTGCAAATGCTTCTGCAACTGCATCAGCAAGTGTACCGTTATTCTTAACGATTCCCTGGAATGCATCTGTACCTGCGTAGAACTTTAGGTTGTTCTTGATTGCACGGTACTTGCGTGGCATTGCAAGAATGATATCCTGCATAACTTCTGGTGTCCATGCATTGTCTGCAACAGTTACGATTGACTCATGTGCGCCACCGTCTGTCTTGACACGATTTACGAAACCTTCCATAATGTTAAGGAATGCGTTTGAGCCTGTTCCTGTACCATTAATAGCAAGATCTTCAATATCGTTTGCGAATGCATTGGTCATCAAGCGAACTAGATGATCTTCAAGTGCTGCGCCTTCAATATTGTCTTCTAGTGCTTCTGTTGAAACTTCCCAGTCAAGACGAATCTTCTTGGTTGTAAGTTCTACCTTAGAGAATGTTGCACCTGCATTTGTAAATTCAGGTTGTGCCTGTGCTGCTGCACGGATGACACGCTCTCCAACGTTAACCTTCTCAAGTTCCATTGTGTTAGCACGCATTGTAACTCTACGACCATCCTTGGCTAGTACAGTTGCATCCCATACGTAATCAATGAAGCGACGAGCCTGCTCTGGTGCAAGAATACCACCTGGTGTACCAGTTGGATTTACTGCGTTTGGTCCATCTGTTAGTCCATAGTTTGCTGTGGCAATGTTACCAAGTGAAGCTGCTGGACTTAGATTTCCATTAGGTCCTTGTGCTGTTGCACCACCAATTCCACCTGATACGGCAACGCCATCACCTGTGGGATGATTAAAAGACTTTTGGAGCTCTGTGTTTGTTGTTTCTGACATATTGTTCACCTCCTAGTGATTTTGTTTTAGTTAAATAGGTCGGAATTTGTGAGGAAACGTCCGCCCCATAGGGATTTCTGAATCACTTTAGGTGATTCCTGTAC